CTTCATTTTTAGTAGCAATTACATATTGTTTTTCTTTTGACTGTGACTCGGCCAATGGTGTTACTCTATTCGACAACCAAGGATCATCATTAAGTGGATCTGTAGCAGTTGATCTATAGTATTTTAGTAATTTTCTTTTCGTTACAAAGGCAGATTTTCCGTTTCGAATGTCGTATTTTTGATTGTAATATGGATGAATGTAAACTTCCTCTTGATCCCACCATGCAGAACCATTTGCACGATAATCATTTGGATTATTAGTTTCATCATTTGCAAAATAAATATTGTACAACCACTCACCAGCACTGGCTCCAGTTATACCCAAATTAGACTTTGCAAGTATTTCGTATCTGCTTCCTTTTATTTCTTTTCTAGTTATTTTTTTAACATTAAATAATGATAAATCTTGTTCCAGTCTAGTAGCTCTACCACCAGAAACACCAGTAAAAATACTAGTCCCAAGTTGTTTTGAAACAAAGAACGCTTTTCTGTTCCACCATTCGTCATAAAGTTCTTGCCATTTTTCAACATAACTTTGCTCTATAGTTTCTTTTAAATAATTGTAAACATTTCTTTGATAGGTTATTATTTGTAATTCTTGTTCGCCAAGTCTTTTTGCTATTTCAACCAATACTGGGTTAAAGCAGTAATGATTGAAGCAATTTCCCTCATCGACGCAATCCATCAATTGATCCCATTTTTGATTGTATTCTATCTTTAATTCTTTTGGGGTAGACCAAGGATAATCTGTCCAATATTCCTTGTTTATTATCATTAGATTATTTGGATTATTTCCAATATTATCTGTATCACTTAGATAGAAAACATCTGCATAATAATTCTTGGAAGGAGAAAGCACAGAAGAATAACGAGCAACATCTATTCCTGGACCATATAAAAATGTACCAGAGGGTTCAGATTGATTTACTAAATCAAAATTTGAATTTCCTTCTTTCGAATCTGTAAATTTAGAAGACTCAATAGGAGTTCCCCATTCATTATGTAAAAGATTATAAACATTTAAATTATAGACAAATTTTCTATAACCCAACATGTATTTTTCTTTAGAGCAATTTTTAATAAAATTAGGAACTTGTTTTAAATCTTGATTTTCTCTTAATACATAATTATCTTCACCTACGGACACTTGACCCGGTTCATTGCCTGATTGTATCCATTTGTGCTCTAAACCATTTTCAAAATTAGGTAAGATAAAATAATCAGGAAGATCAAAAAACGGTAAAGATATTTTTGAAAACCCTGATGATAGTGGAACTGGTAATTGATAAAATGGATAACCGTTATGGGTTAATCCAAATTTTGGTATAGAAGCACCAATAGTTAAAGCAGCGGCACTTGTTCTTAATTGAAACTCACCATCAGAGTTTCTTTTTGTAGTTACAGATCTAACAATATTTCCTCTAGAAGCATAAGGTGAAGAGTATTTTAAAGAAACATTTTTTGATATGAAATTCCATTGATTGCTATTTGGGTTTACAATTTCATATGGTATTAATGTAAAGGGGGTTTCTTCATCACCAAATGTTGTACTTGCAAATGTAAATTCATTTATTTTGTGATTTGTACCTATTGGCCATTGCCAGTATATGTTATTTTTATTTGGATATTCTGGTTCTACATAATCTTCTTCATTTTGCCAATCTGAAGTTTTAATTAAATCTTCATATGAATCTACTTCTATTTCCTGATACCAAGAATTTAAACTACCAATATATCCTTCAGCATTAGTAACAAAACTCTGTATTTCTTCGATTTTTTTATCCAAGAAATCAATCATCTCATCATATAATTTCAGACTATCTCCTATTGCATATTTTATATAATTTGGAATTTCTCTTTTTAAATTATAAAATTCTCCAATAGTTTGATTATATGGTTCCCTGTTTAAATCATAAGAAAAAGTCAAACCATTTTGATAACTTGTTCCTTTTATATCATAATTTATTGTATCTGTAAAAGAACCAGCAGCAACTACTCTGTACTCTTGTTGCATGTCTGCAAAAATACCAGTTGCACCATAAAGAATGTTATAAGTTATTCCACTTGTAAGACCTTTTAATTCTTCCAAAAGTTTGTAGTCTGCGGTTCCACCAAAACTAGCATTACCCATACAACATACAGCACATCTGTAAACTTCCCACATTCTTTTTATATTCTTTTTTCTTGCAAACTCTTGTCTTGCTTCTATTAGTGGAAGCCTTATTTTGTGATAAATATCATAAAATTTAGAAATATCTAAAGATGTTATATTAAAATTTGGTTGATAAGTAATATTCGACCAACGAGAATCTGCTGTTCTTCCTAAGTAATTCCACCATATTGTTGCAGAGTTTTCGGGTTTGACTCCGAAACCTCTATCCGCAGAATGTTGTGACCATTCATTGAAAGGTCTATGATATTTTTCAGATCCATAAAAAGAGAAAACTATATCTTCTTGTTTATAAATTGGTTTATATATTTTATTTTCATTTGTTACTGTAGAAAAAGTATCAGAAACTAATTTATAGTCCTCTATGTGTAAAACTTTGTTGAAGTCACGGTGATAATCATAGTCAATATATTGATATGTCATTCCCCTAGCATCATCTAAGAAATCAGAGTAGGGATTGGTATAATCTGGTTCTACCCTTTTGTAATAACCAAAAAGAGCAGAACTTTGCATCAGCTGCATCACATTGTATTGTTCGTCCACTCGAACAGATCTTACTTTTCTTTCTTCTTTTAAATCATCAGTATTTAAAATGTATACTGGTAATTCACTTTCTGGTTTTTCTTTTTGTTCTTTTAATATTTTTTCTATTGATTTAAAGTGCCATCCATTTAAATCTCTCCAGCAAAAGAAATTAACTGCATATGGATTCTCTGTTGATACTGCATGGTTAGATAAAAAATTTAATAATTGAACTATATTTAATTGTTTTCGATCAAAACCAGTAGGCAAAGAAATTTCCTCTGCTCTCAACCAAATTCCATTTTTTGTTTCTTCTATTTCATAAACTGGATAATTAAATTTTTCAAATATTTCATTTATCAATCCTTTAATTCTATTAGTAGAATCTGGTTTGACAGATATAAATCCAATAAAATCTTTATTAGATTTTAAAATATTTTCAGTAAAAGCAGTATTTAAAACTTCTTCACTTATAAATTCCAACCTATAAAGAACTGCTTTTTCTATTTGATTTACTCTTGGTGATTTTACAAAGTCATTAATTGGTTTTGCTTCATATATTTTAAATCTATATTCTAAATTATTATCTTTAGTAAATTTTATTATTATATCCTCGAAACCAGTTAAGTTTACCTCTCCTGTCCAATCACCCTTATCATAAAGTTCAATGTATCCATTTATAAATGGATTAAACATGCTTTGATTTATTTTTAATTCTATTAATACATTGTTTCCGGCGCCAGCATTTTGTTGTGAAAATAATTGATAAGAAACAATAGTTCCATCTTTTAATTTTTTTTCTATTCTAACATTTGATAGAAAAGATGGTGTTGGTGTACCTGACTGTAATTCTTCAGAATTTAAAACTGTATTTTCTTGTGCCATAATTAGTAACTCAAATTAATTTCAAATACTCTACCAGAACTATTTATTGCTTGCTCAAATAATCCAAAAGTAGGAGAAAGGAATCCTGGCTTGAGTGCTTTAATTTGATACTTTTTACTATTTTCTTCCAACTCAACATCATATTTTGTTTTTATTTGAAGAATTGTAGGAATACCCTTTATATTTTCAGCAGAGTAACAATATAGTGCTGTTCCATAAAAATTATCAGAGTCAGTTAAATAACCACCATCAACAGAAATTTTAGTTGCATTTGATTTTGAGTAGTATTGAGTTATAGAACCATTTGCATTGACAGGATTTAATTTTATATAAGGTGAAATTACTTTTCCATCTGCCAAAAAATATTCTATTGCATTTTTTTCCTCGTCTGCTCTTACTATTTTAAAAACACTAAATTTTGTTTCCGTTACAGAAGCAGTCGGAAAATCAGTACCAAAATCAAGTAATTTTAATTTTTCAGTAGAGTCTTTTCTTGCTACAGCAAAAAGATCCCCTTCACTAAAAGTAACACCAGCACCACCAACACATGTCAAATATCTAAATTCAATATTCCAATCTTTCACTATAGCATAGGTCGTATTATCTGCTGTTAATGTACAACCAGAATAATTTTCTTCTTCTGAACCAGAACAAGATCCAGCAATTTGTAATTTTATTATAACATCGCCAATTTCTATTGGTGGTTGTTTAAAAATATAATATGAAATTCCATTATATTTTTTATTTAAAGAGTTTAAAAATGCTGTCCATTCTACGGGCCAATCTGTATGGGGATTGACTAGATTATTTGATGCAAACAAAATCCAAGAATACGCACTATTATTGTAAAAATTAAAAGAAGCAACTTCAGGACTTGCCCCAATTGTTAATTGATGTGTATCAAAAACTGTTTCGTTGTTTAAAGTATTTTGACTAAAAACTGCTTTTTTAAACATATCAACCATTTCAAAACTTTTATTGTTTTGAAAAGAATATTGAATTTTGGGAAAGTTACTAAAATATGTCATGTTTATACCATTCTAGATATTCCAGTTGCAACAGCATTACCGATTGTTGTCGTTGCTCCTCCACCAGTCCAGAAAGCTGTAGATCGGTTTACAATTGTTGAGCTTTGTGGTAAAGAAGACCTCATTGCAGGTTCCAATTCTACGAAAGTCATATTTGCAGTTAAAGCTATGGGTTTCAATTTGCCAGCGGTATCCGCAACACCATACGAATCTTTTAGACCAGCTCTATTTACTGTTATTTTTTCCAATAAAGATAATTGTGGTTGACCCGACCATGCTGGATCTATATTTGGACCATTACCTGGTCCTATTCCGAATCTCCATAATGGTGGGTGACACACAAATTTGGAAAACGGAGTTAATCTTGCTTGTGGTAATGCAAATGCTTCAAATATTTCACATATTTCAGATGCCAATTCCGCATCACTTGCATTTCTTGCAATAAATATTAATTTAATATTAAAAATTCTTTTTGCCACACCTTTAAACTTGGTATCGGACATATCCATATCAATTTTAGCACCGATACCTAGAGCCTCAGTAACAGTTGAGGCAATGTCAGGCAATTCTAACGGTGAAGGCACACCAACCGTATTAGCAATACCATTTATTGAGTCTATTGCCATTCCAATTAAACCATCTGTAGGATCTGCTGCTGTTTGGTTAATTAAATTTCCTTTGTCATTTACTATTGCTGTATCATATTGCACATCCGTTCCGTTTATAAACTCTTTGGGAGCAGGAACCATTATACATTTTAACATAGGTCCTATTCCCGAACTTGTGGATACACGAATAAGAGAATTATCGGAGTAATCATAACAAAAAAATTTCAACCACAAGGGTATTTTTTCTTGATCTTTTGGATCTGTAGGAAATATTTTAGTTGTGGAAAATAGTAACTCGGTTCCTGGCATTATGACTCCTATATATTTAATATGGCATATAAGACTAAATATACACCAACAAACCCTACAAAATATATAGGTAATATTAATTCAATTTTATGCCGTTCTTTGTGGGAAAGAAAGTTTTGTAAATATTTGGACACCAATATGAATGTTGTTCGTTGGTCTTTTGAAGCCGTAAGAGTTCCTTATCTTTCTCCAGTAGACAATAAAGTTCATTTTTATATACCTGATTTTTTAATAGAGGTCAAAAAAGGTAATTTGGTTGAAACTTTACTTATAGAAATAAAACCCAAAAAACAAACAAAAAGACCGGAAGCAAACAAAAAACAAAAAAAGACAATATTAATGGAAAATTTGACATACGCAGTAAACATTGCAAAATGGAAAGCTGCAGAAAAGTACTGTAATGAAAATGGTATTAAATTTAAAATACTAACAGAAGAGGATTTATTCTAAAATGGGAGTAAATGAATACGGAAAATCTAAATCAATTGCTGAATTTAGAAAATCGGTTATCTCTAGGGGCGGTGTTCAACAACCAAATAGATACAGAGTTATCATGGTTGATAATTCTAATACATCAATTGTATGTTATCCTGAATCAGTAACACTACCCCAAAGATCATTTAACACCGTTCCATATACACCGTGGGGGCCAGTAATGCAAATACCCATCAGAAGAGAATATGGTGAATGTGCAATGTCCTTTATAATATATCAAGATTGGGCAGAAAGAAGATTTTTAGAAAATTGGATGAATGGTATAGTTATACCACATGCTTCTGCTGCTCCAAGTGAAGCTGGGGTTAATTATTTTCAAAGATTATTTGGACCTGGAGCAGGTGGTCTGTTATCGACCAGAGAAGCCTCTGGAGAAAACTATGCAGACTATTCCAATGCCTATAACAATTCATATGGAACAATTTTAATAGGAACACAACCGGCAGAAGAACAATCTCTTGGAAAATATACTGCTACAATGAAATTAAATGAAGCATACCCCCTGACGATAACTCCAACATCTTTATCATCAGAATCATCAGGATATGCAACCTATGTCGTAATTTTTGCGTTTAAAGATTATGTTTTTGAATGAGGAATTTTAATATGAAACTAGTAGACTTAATACAATCAACTTTACCAAAATATTCAGATACCATACCATCAACCAATAAAAAAATATGGTTTAGGCCATTTATAGTCAAAGAAGAAAAAATCTTACTAATAGTTCAAGAAACTGGATCAGAGAAAGAAATACTTTCTGCAATAAAAGAAATAGTTCAAAATTGTTTTTCAATTACAGATGCAGGAGACATTCCAATTTTTGATCTTGAATATTTATTTTTAAAGCTTAGATCAAAATCAGTAAGTGAATTGGTAGAACCAATATTGATATGTCCCGAAACGGGAGAAAAAATTAAATTATCAATTGATTTGAATAAAATAAAAATAAAAACTTTCAAAAAACACACAAATCAAATTAAAATAAACGATGAAATATTAATTTCTATGAAATATCCAACATTAAATATGTTTATAGAAAAAGAAACATCAGATATGAGTTTAATGGATTTTTATGAACTGGCAATGAATTGTATTGATTACATAGAAACACCATCAGAAAGAATAGAGTGTTCTTCTAAAGATAAATTAGAAATAAAAGAATTTGTAGATAATTTAACTAAAGATCAATTTGATAAAATTATTGAATTTTTTGCAACAATGCCAAGAATAGAACAAGAAGTAGAATATCAAACTTCTGATAAAGTAAAAAGAAAGGTGGTCCTAAGAGGTATTCGAGATTTTTTCGGTTAAGCCTCAGTCATATAAGTCTAGAGTCCCATATGGAGTTAGTTTTTAAGATGATTCATCTTTACAAATACTCCTTAACTGAAATAGAAAATATGTTACCGTGGGAAAAAGACATTTATGTTGATTTACTGAGGCGTCAAATAGAAGAAGAAAACCTTAGATTATTGAATCGTCAAAATCAGTTAAATGCTTTTAGGGGAAGAAGATGAAAAAGGAAAAAAATTTAAACAAACTTAAAAAAGAATTATTAAAACTTTTTGAAAGTTCCATTTCTATTTCAAAGGCTAAACTAGAAAAATCAAATAATAATTCTATAAGTGATCCTTTACTTGCAGATGAGACATTAAATTCATCACAAATACAAAAAGCAGAAAATGTAAATATTAACATTAATTTACCTAATGCTCAATTATCAAAAGATCTTAAAACTACAGTTAAGTCTGTAAATTCTAATAAAAACTATAATGTAAATATAAAAAAAAATGAAACACCCGTTTACTTGTTTTTAAATAAAAATTATGACGATTATATAAATTCTTCTTTAATACAACCCCAAAATATTTTAAATTACAATATAGAACAGAATAACATAAAAACAAACAAAATATCTTTTTCTGATACCCAACAAAATGTAGATAAAAAATCTAATGTAGACAACAAATTAGAAGTTAAAAATCTAAAAAACCTGATTCTAAATCAATATAAGAGTATCTTACAGAATTTTAGAAAATCCACCCAAAAAGATAACACAAAAATACAAAAACAAAAACATGTGGTGAAAATTGAAAATTTTTTTACTAAACCATACAATTTTTTGACTAATACAAACGATGTTTATCTATTAACACAAAATGATAAAACACTAATTGCAGAATATGTTAAAAACATAAACTCTAGCGATAAAAATATTAGCGTCAAAAACATTGAAGAAAAATTCAATAGAAACATAAAAAATGTTGATGTTGATAATTCAATTGAACAAAAAAATGTTGATGTTGATAATTCAATTGAACAAAAAAATTACACCAGCAATAATAATTTAACTAATTTTGATTCAGAAAATAAATCAATATTACAAAATAAAAATATAACAAATATTGAGTTAGACAAAAACAATTATAATACAAGAATTGAAGAAAATAGTACTACAAATAATTTAAGTACTGAAGACAAAAAAGTACAAATACTGAAAAATCAAAGTAGTAATGATATATCAAATACTAATAAAAAGAATACCATAAACAATAATATTACTAATTTTGATAATAGTCAAAACAACAGTAATGTATCAAATACTAATAAAATAAATAACATAAGCAATAATATTACTAATTTTGTTGAAACACTAGATGAAAGTAATTTTAAAAATTTAACAGAAATTAAAAATACTATCGAAAATATAAATGAAAAAACTAATGTATCAAACCAAAACACAAATTTAGAAAAAACAGAAACAAATAAATTCATTGAAAATAATATTACTGATATTAATAAAACTAATAATAACACGCATCAAAATAATAAAACTATAGAAATTGCAAAAAATATTGAAAATATTGAAAATATTTCAAACAATGAAAAAATAGTAAACGAAAAAAATATTGAAAATGCTAATACAGTATCTAATTCTAATACAAATTCTTCTATAAAGTTTTTCGGAAGTCCTGCATTTTTTGATATAAGAAAAGATGTTAAAAACTTTACATCAAGAACCGTAACAGTAAAACAATTACTTCAAACCAGAAGTTCGAATTTTGAAAATAATAATTCATATCTAATTCCTGCTTTTATGGATGGAGGAATTGTTACTAAACCCACAACCGCATTGATTGGGGAAAAGGAACCTGAAATAATCGTTCCGCAAAGCAAATTACCAGAAATGTTGAGTTCTCCATCAGAAAATAAAAATCAAGGAGTTGTTGAAAAAGCAAAAATACAACAAAAAACTAATGAACTTATGAGAACTAGTAATCAATCTAGTTTAAATGCCATTAAAACTATAAAAGAAAATGAAAAAACAAAAGAACAAGTTAAATTGGCAGAAAAAACAGAAAAAGAAAATAATTCTACAAAAAGAAACCCAAAAAATAACACTTCTGCAAGTTCTCCTACTTTACCATCTAATGAACCATATAAACCTAAACTTTCAGGATTAACTAGAAACACAACAACAAAGGGAATTTCATTATTCCGTGATGGTAAAATGCAGAATCCGTATTGGAGAACTTTTAAATCATAAAAAGAAACGACCCTGTGGCCACAGGGTCGTCGGACCAAAGATGCGATCTTTGGTGGGGTTATTATAATATTATTTATTCATCCGCCAACTTCTTGAAGTAATCAAGAGCGTCGGTTTCTTCGTCAACCTGTTCCTCTACTGGTGGTTTGGATCGCAGAGAAGGCTTCTTCTCCTTTAGATCCTCTTCATCAATATCTTCTGCCGTCTTGGTAGAAGCCATCGAACCTGTTCCACGAATATCACCCTTAAGAACATCAAAGAGTTTCTGCTTAAGTTCATCATAACTCTTGAAGTTTGAAGGATCAATAAATGGCTTTAGTGGATATTGTGTCTTCCAAATCTTTTCCAACTT